TTCGTTTTCATCCTGATTTGGAGGAAATTACTTGTCCTTTAGATTTAAGAACTGTTTATAGTACTTTATCTTGGATAGATAAATCTAAAGAAGATTTAGATGTAGTTTTATTAGATAAAATAAATGCTTTTCAGAGAGAAATTTTTTTACATTATGATTTATATGACAAAGATATTTCAATTTTAGAGAAAATTTGTACAGAAAAATTAATAGGAATTGGTATATTACCGAAACAATATTTAATAAATTTATATAATAAAGGCATTTATGATGATTTTTATGCGAAAGCATACGATTTGTTGAAGTGTTAAATTATTTTAATACTGTTTGAACAGTATAAAATTCATCTGTTGAAACAGAATAAAATTTCAAATTTTACTATTTTTTAACCTTTTAATGGAAAGCTTATAACCAGGGACATGTTTAGTAATCTTATTTTTTAAGCAATTCTATTTTGCATATATAGTGATAATATGTTTCTTAGAATTCAAACTAATCACTTCACTACAATTGAACCAATTTATGATAATTATATGACGTCATTAAGGACGAAACAAGTAGTTGAAATTCCTACTATTTATAATAAAATGCCTAAGGTTACACATATACCTAGCGAATATAAAATGAATTTTGATCAAATTTTAAATAAACCGTTTTTAGTTAATACTATTAATTGGTCTACCACTGATACAGCTAATTCTGAATTACCTAGGCTTGAATTTCCTTCTGCAATAATGACAAATCCTTTAGCACGGGTTCCTTTTAATTCAGCCACTTTTTATCAAGCTAAAACATGCTGTATGTTGCAAGTTTCTGGAACTCCTATGCATCAAGGATTGTTGTTGATTGCTGCGGTTCCCCACGCAACACCTAAGATTACTAATGCTAATCAGATTTTATGTGCACCACATGTATTTTTAAACGCTTCTGAATCAACTTCGGTTTGTTTAGAGTGCCCGATGTATACTCCTAGTACTTTGTATAGAACAATTGCCAATGATGTATCTGCAGCCAATTTGTTATTGAGATCTAATGAAAGAGGTTCAGACATTTTTGATTTGGTTGTTTTTGTTATGGACCCATTAGCGACTGGTGCGGGGTCTTCTACGACTGTTTCTATTTCAGTACATTGTATTTTTAAAGAAGCTGAATTTTATGTACCTAAAGTGGGTAATTTATCTTGGCAAAATCAAGGTAAGGTTGAAAATTTTGAAGCTGAGAGCTTTTTGAATAATTTGTGGCGTTTACCAACTACTATTTTAGATAATGTAGCTTCTGGTCTTAAAGTAGTTGCTGGAGATTTAATTGATTATGGTAGAGGAATGGTGAAACAATTAACAGGATTTCATAATCCCAACATTCCAGCCATAGATAACAGAGTTTTATCTACTTTTAGGAATTTTCCTAATAACGTTGATCAACCGGTCCATTTAGAAGTTATGGACAATCATGCACAGTTTAGTAGAGTTTATGATGATTATTACTTTAGAACAGATCAAGATGAAATGGACTTAAGATATTTATTGTCAAAACCCACTTATATAGGAAAGTTTAGTGTAGCTAACACTACTGTTGTAGGGAAAAATTTGTTTGCTTACCCTATAACACCTATGGTGGAAGTTAAAACAGTTGGGAAAGATGCAAGTGATCTTTTTCATTCTCCTATGAGAACTATTTATGAAGCATCTCGCTTTTGGAGAGGCGGACTAAAATTACATATACAAGCCGTTTGTACTAATTTTCATTTTTGTAAAATGCTTGTTTTAAAACAGTATGCTGTTACAGCAGGAACACTTTCCGCTACAATAGTTCCCAAATATGAAGATGTTCATAATATGAATGTTGATACTTTGGAATTTTCGGCTGGTGGTCAAATTCAAACTATTGATTTACCGTATTGTTCAAATTTGAGACAATTAGAATGTACTAAAGATTTTATGTTTAATATGGCTAATCATGGTATGGTATACGCATATTTAGTACAACCACTTGTTTACAATGGTAATGTGCCAACTACAGTTACATTTAACGTTTATATTTCTGGAGCAGAGGATTTAGAATTTAGTGGTTATGCAGTTGATAATGTACACATAGATGTAGCAGCTTATCCAACTTCTGTAGCCGCTACTATGGATTATATAGAAGAAAAACCAGAAGCTTTTATAGCAGAGGGAAATGAGACAGATGGAATAACAACTTTGGTTATACCGAATACACAAGAACCATTATTAATAGATACAACTTCAGATGTAGAAAATCCTAAAATGGCCTTTAGACCTAATACATCTGTTAGAGATTATATTAGATTTATGTATCCTCAGGAAACTGTTGTCGAGACGCC